CAACGCTGTTCTGTATCTAAACAAAAAAGACCTTATTGCCTTTGGTGATGTTAGAGGAACTAGCGAAAAGAAAGCGGTATATGAAATAACACCCGACCCGACCAATCCTAATATTGGCATAATCAAAGACGGTGGACTTTCAGTTCCTTATTGTATCGTTCCCGATTTGACCCCGCTATCTGGCACAGCGCAGACTGCGAACGCAATTCAGACTATGATATACGGTTCCCCGAAGAACTTTGAGCTTGCGTTGTTTGGCGATTACACAATCGAAGTGTCTAGAGATTATAAGTTTGCAGAGGGATTAATATCCGTTTTGGGTAGCGTTACCGCCGGCGGTAATGTAATAGTTCCTAACGGATTTATAGTAGTGACGATACCCGCAGCCGCAGCTGAATAAATTTAAGAGGTAAATAAAAATGAGTGAATTGTTAGCAATGTTCAAAAAGACAATAGGCGATTTATCGACAAGCACAGAACTAGACGATTATTATAATAATTTTATAACAATAGCGAAAGCAAGCCTGCTAGCTGAAGATATATCGGAAGATGTATTGGAAACTGAAGTGGGAATGGCTGCGATTGTTCTTTATGCTGAAAAACTAATGGACAAAGAGGGCATTGCTGACAATCCCACTCTTAACTTGTTGAAATGTCTATTGTCCGCACAAACAAAAGGTGAGCGGATATGATTACAGGAAAAAAAATGGTAGTACTAGCTGATATAAAAAGCGTGTTGGACCCTGAAACTGGCGACAGAGTAAAGGAAGTTGAACACGCTAAGAAGCTAGTTAGCACAGTTGAGCTTGTTGGAGTGCAGACGGCACAGTTAGGGCAGTCGCAAGGTTTTAACTTGGCATACAGCGTGATAGTCAATAGGGTGCATTACAGCAATGAAAAATATCTATACTTTGATAATACGCTTTATGAAATTAAAAGCATAAGCAAGGCGAAAAGTCCTACCGAAATGCTTTTGAATGTCCAAAGAATAACGGACGGAGAAATCAAAAGTGCAATCGAGAGGTGGCTAAATGAATAAAGACCCGATGACGCAACTATGGGATATTGTTAAGCCGTTAGCTGATGACATCGAGATTTACAAAGAAGTTATGGACGAGGACGAAAACAGTATGCCCGATAGCTATATTCTTTTGAGAACCGATATGAGCAACAGCGTAGCAATGAGCGGAGACGGCGGAGCAAGGATTAGACAAAGCGATTGCGATATTATCTTAGTCACAAAAGGCACAGCAACAAGAACAACTGATTTACACAACATTAACAAAGCTAAGGTTGAGGAAGTTTTGGGCGATAGGCACTATGACAGTTACAATCTTGGCTATGACCCAAGTATGAAAGTATCACAACATACTTGGAACTTAACAATTAATTATATAAAGGAGAACTAGACAATGAGCAAAACAGGAAAAGTCTTGGCGCAATTTAATGTCAAGAACGGAAAATACCAAATTGCAGGCGGTAGTACCGTAGAGCCTTTGGCTTGGCTTACAAAAGTAAGTTTAGACCGGGATTTGGCAACGCAAGGTATTTATGGAGACGGAGAGCTTCAATTGAACATCATAAACGACAAAGGATATACCGGCACTTTGGGCGTAACTGCAAGAGATATTGATTTTGAGAAAGCCAACGGAATGCAGATGGAAATCACAGGCGGAACTGCCGAAGTACAACAGCATTCAATACGCACAAATGATATTTATTTTGAAACCGAATTTGTCGGAGCCGACGGAGTTAAAAAGACCAAAAAAGTATGGCTGTTTGGAGTAGAGGTTGGAGCACCTAGCGAAAGCTTAGAGCAAACAACAGACAATCTTAATATCGCTACATATGAATACCCGATTACCGTTAAGGGTGTTTATTTGAAAGACACAGGCGGAATGAGCGACTTTATCGATAGTGAAACTGGAAACAAAATCAAAGTATTTAAGTTGTCGGCAGTACCCTCTGATCCCGGATATGCGACTTTTGGAGACGCAGTACCTGTACCTACTGTAAAAACAGAAGAAGGCGGTGGCGGAACATAATAATTAAAGACAGTCTAAATATGGCTGTCTTTTTATGAGCGGCAAAGTGGCGGTGGCACTATCACCGCAGAAAGTGCAATTCTTTCTCCGCTCAACAACTTTTATAGTGCAAAAGGAGAAAAAAATGAAAGTAACATTAACAGTAAAGACAAAAGACGAGATAAAGAACGGCAAGCGAGTAATTGAGTATGCTGATAAAGAGTTTGAACTTGACTTATCTCTTAATTGTCAAATGCGTTGGGAAAAACACTTCCCGGCACAGGCGGAAAAAGAGGATATTCTTTTATACACAGAGCGGATAAGAGATTTATTAAAAAGGGATAGTCTTTCCGCACCGCTTATTATATCAATGTTTAAGGCTATTTATTGCTATTTTGATACGGATATGAAGTTTCAAGAGTTTTTAGCAATGTTTGACTTTTCTAATGCTACTTATGTCGAAAAACTTGTTGGACAGTTAAAGGAAGTGTTTGAAATCGTTGAAGCGGAGGCGGTTGAAAAAAACTGACAAGGCATAGGGAGTTGCTGATTAGTGTTTATAAGAAAATAAATATAAACACACCCAAAAGGCAGTTCTCTATGCCATTAAGTTTACGGTATATCAAAGAATTATCCGCGGCCAAAATTGATTATAAAGGCTTGCATATTATTGACTTAACAAGTCTTGTTTATTCTTTAAGAATAGATAGCGCAATGCAATATTTAGAGAATGAAAGACAAAGAAAGATGAGCAAGCGAGGGATAGCGGAATACAGGCCTGCAACGGAAGCAGACTTTGACGCATTGTAGGAGTAATTATGGCAAGGAAAACAAATACAGACTTTTCAACAACAAGCTGGGCGTTTCTGGGTAAATTTATTCAAGATGTGCAAAAGGAAGTAGGCGATACGCTCAACGAGGGTTTAGAGGAAGCAACAGATTATTTGGCTGACAAGCTACAAGCTGAAACGCCTGTTGATACAGGAGTGACAAAAAATAGCTGGGTTAAGCAAATGAAATACCGTAATGTTAAGTATATCAATAATACGGCGACAAACAAACAAGGCTATCCGATTATCAATGTTTTGGAATATTCAAAGACAAAAGGCAAGCCCTTTGTAAGAAGAGTTGTGTCACGAGAAAGAAAAAACATAGAGCGAATAATCTTGCAAAAAATGGAGAAAAACGATGGCTAAAAGTTTTAGTATAAAAATTGGAGCAGATACAAAGGAGTTTAATAAATCCTTACGGGCTGCGGATAATCAAATTAGAACAACAACAAAGCTTGGCGATGCGTTAATTAAAACTCTTGAGCATAAGTATGACGCTAAAACCGCAGAGCAAGCACAAAAGCAGTTTCAAAAAGCATTATCTGACACACAAGACAAAGCGGAAGCTTTACGGAAACAATTAGAACATATGGAAAAGGCAGGCGAGATTGACAGCAATCAATATCGCAAGCTAGAAACAGATTTAGCGAAAGCAACGATTGAGGCATCTAATTTAGAAAAGAAAATTGAAAGCCTTAGCAAAATGAAAGTTGACCAGCTTTCTAAAGGCTTTACAGATTTAGGCAGCAAGATAGAGGGAGCAGGAAAGAAGATAGCGCCTTTTTCCGCAGCAGCGGCAGGAGCAATTGCTGGAGCGGCTAAACTTGCAAAAGAGGCGGTAGCCGTTGGCGATGACATTATGACAATGGCCGACCAGTTCGATATGTCTATTAAGAGCATCCAGCGGTGGCAATATGTCGCAATGCAAACCGATGTTGAAAGTGCAACGCTATTAAAAGCAATGCAGAAAACGCAAGCGGCATTTGGCGAGCAAGCGGTCGGCGGAACAACGGCGGCAGTCAAAGCTTTGGAAACATTGGGATTAAGCTATAAGAATTTTGACAGCAACGAAGAAATGTTTCAAGCGGTTATTGATAGTCTTTCCGGCATAGACGACAAAACAATTCAAGTGGCGTATGCAACTGATATTTTAGGCGAGAGGTTTGCGAGTGCATTAGTGCCTATGTTGCAGTCGAAAGATGCTATCGCAGGCTACATAGACGAATTCGAGGAAGTAGGCTATTTGTCGGATGAAGTTGTCCAACAGCTTGCAGAGCTTGACAACGAAGTAAACAAAGTAACAGCACAGTTTGAAATGGCAAAAACACAGCTTGGTGTTGCAATGATACCGATCTATGAAAAGCTAATTGCGATATTAGAAAATTATGTTATACCCGCTATTGAAAAGCTAGCGGCTTGGTTTGACAATCTTTCGCCGAGTATGCAAAATACGATACTTGGAGTATCGGCATTAATTGCAGCTGCAGCACCATTATTAATTTTGGTTGGCAAAATGTCAACAGGAATTGGTGGGCTTATAAAATTATTCGGCACAATGAAAGCGGCTTCTTTGTCGACAGCGGCAGGAATAGCGGCATTGGTGGGAGCATTAGCGTTAGGCATTAATTTAATATCCGACTGGAAAAACATGTCAACCGTTGAAAAGGTCTTAAAATCTTTAGCGGTTGCGGCGCTTGTAGCAGCGGCGGCAATGACGGTATTTCACGCTTCTTGGAGTGTTGGACTTGCCGTTGGAGCAATAGCGGCTGGAGTTGTTGCAGGAATAACGGCGATAAAAGAAGCAAGC